CCGTTCGTGGCGACCTTGGTCGGGAACTCGTACGTGGTCCCGCCGGTGACCGGCGCGACGGGGAAGAGCGACATCATGCTCGGCCCGCGCTCGCCGTGGTAGTAGACGTGATCGGCGACGCGCTGCTGCAGGATGCGCAGCAGATTGGCGGAGCCAATCGTGGTGGTCGTGGTGCCTGCCATGGTGTTATCCCTTCAGCAGCCCGCCATAGATCGCGTTCTCTTCGTCGCGACTCATGGCCCTGGACTGCTGCCCGTTGGCGCCGTTGCCCGCTCGCGCGGGATGCGCCGGCCCGCTGCCGTGTCCGGGCAGCGGCGTGGTCACGAGGTCGGGATACGTGGCAACGATCTGGGAGAGCACCTGCTCGGCCTTGAGCTCCGGGTCCGGCTGGCCATCCTCGCCGAGAGGCGTGATGGTCTTGCCGTCCTCCGCGAGCGCGAAGCGGGCCTTGAGCGCGCCGAGCAGCACGCCGCTGTACTGCGGCTTGCGCACGGCGACGGCCGCGACCATTTCGCGCAGCGGACGCTCTAGCCGATGCTCACGGAGCTCGGCGTCGAGAGCGGCCTTCTCGGCCTCGAGACGCGCGGCCTTCTGCTCGGCAGCGGTGGCGCGCTTCGTGACCTTCTGCACTTCGGTCGCGGACTGCTCCGCGAGCTTCTCGCGCTCGGTCTTCGCGGCAGTCCACTCGGCGATCACGTCCTCGAGGGACGCGCCACCGAGTCTGGCCGCGAGCTCGGCCTGGTGCTGTGTGACGGCAGCCTTCGCCGCCGCCTTCTCCCATCGGGCACGCTTCTCGGCCTCGACGGTGTGCGCCGCGCCCGCCGGGGGCTGCGGGATCTGGGCAGCGGGCGTGCCCAGTTCGCCAGCGGGTCGCCCGCCAGTGTGGTCGTCGCCGCCGGTCGCCGGGGCGTCGTCGATGGTCGCCATCGGTGAGAGAATGCACGGACACTGGACGCGCCGCGCATGAAGGCTTGACAGCGACGCCGCTTTAGTTTCATGTTGTGGGCCATGCCGAGACATGGAGCGCCGCCGCCTGGGAACGAACTGCACAACGCTGGGATCCGGGTGGTACTGCCGCGCGGGATGCTGCAGCGGCTCGACGCGATCGTGGACAGGGCGAACGGGGAGACGCGCAGCGCGGTGATCCGGCGCGCGCTGAAGGAACACCTGGAGCGGCACTCGTGAGGGGGATCGACTGGTTCGCGGGCGTCGGTGGCTACACGCTCGCGATGCGACGCGCGGGCATCGCGGTCGTGGGCGCGTGCGAGCGCGACGTAGCGAAACACGTCCGGTACGTCGAGGCGTGCGGCATCCCACGGTGGTTCGGCGAGGACTGCGTGCGGTGGGACCCGCCCCCGGCCGAGATCTGGACGGCATGCGCGGCCGTACGCGACCTGCAGGCATGGCTCACCAGAAGGCTCTTGCCGCGCTGGGTGGTGTGCGAGACGGTGGTGTCTGACTGGGACGGACTGCATGGCCTGGTCGTGCCGGACCGGTCGTCATGGTCGCGCGCTGGCAAGCGCGGCTTCGTGGTCTACGGCCCTCGCGTTCTCGACCTGCCGCCGCTGCCCGAGCACGACGGCCAGGGCCCGGAGTCAGACCCGCACACGCTCGACATCGTGCTCCGCGCCATCGTGGAGGCCGACGCATGATTACCTCCCACACCGAGGCCCGCGATTACTGCTGCACGGTGCTGGACCTTTGCGGCGCGCCCCGTCTCGTGCGCGACCGCGTGGAGCAGATCATCACCGACCAGGCCGGACGCCAGGTGGAGGGCGGGACGGAGCCGTACGGTGTCCTCGCCTTCGCCTCGAATCAGGGCCTATCGCTCGTGGACGAGCTCGAGGGCGCCTACGGCCACACCAAGGTGAGTGTCGGCTACACGCTGCCCATCGAGCCGCACGACCTGAAGCGGCGCATCATCCACGCCTACCACCCGCAGGCGTTGTCGTGGATGAAGGCGCGCGGCGTCACTGACTGAGGCACTCGCGCGCGGAGTCGGCGACGGCCTGCGGGTCCCGGGTCCACTCGTCGTGCGCGGGGCCGTCCTCGCCGCATGCGAGCAGCGTGTGCATGTCGTCCCACGTGGCCGCCAGCACGTCGCACTCGGCAGTGTGGTCGCCGCAGTCCATGAGGCCGGACACCGACCAGACAGGGCGCGCGCAGCCCTCCGCGAGCACGCGGCACGTCGGCGCCGGGGATGTTGCTCCGTCCACGCACTGCATCCACGCTGCGAGGCCGGGCGCGCACTCCTCGACGCCCATGGGCTCCCACAGGGGGGGGGCCTCGTCGCCTCCCCCGCGAGGACTGCCGCCACACGCCGCCAGGAGCATGAACGCCACGAGGTGCCTCATGGCCTGATCGTGCGCACTCCGGCCGGCGCGCGCCAGACTGAACGCTCGTCTAGCCCTCGAAGGTCGCGGCATCTTCAAGCGTGCAGCGGCAGTTCCCGTCACAGATCGTATTGTCCCCGCCAGGCTCGCCGATGGCCGCCCACTCCGCTGCGGTGTGGGTCTCGCCGTGGAGCGGCGGGCAGTCCGGGCAGGAGTCCTTGTCGCCGTCGCTCCCGCCGACCGCCACCCACACGAGCAGCGCCGCGTCGCCCCGCTGCTGCGCTTGGTACTGCCGGAGCGTCTCCTTGGTCATCTGCTGGAGCTCGCGCCGCACTGCCGCCTCGGCCTGCCGGATGGCGCGCTCCACGACGGCCTGGCTCGGGCGGCTGGCCCGGGTGAGCTGGCGCGTCGCCCGTATGATGGCGTCCTCGAGCCGCTGGCCGCGGTCCGTGGCGAGCCCGAAGCGGCGTAGGAGCAGGTTGAGCTCCGCGTCGGTCTTGGACGCGAGGGACTGCAGGGAGGGGAGCCGGCCGCCCTGCCGGAGCCGGACAGGATCAGCCACGCGCCTTGCGCCTTGCCTCGCGCTCCACCTTGCGGACCACGTCGCCGAGGGCCTCGCGCGGGGCGGCACGTGCCTCCGCATGGTGCGCGGCCGTCAGCTCCTCGGCGTCCGCCGCGACGAGCACCTGCTCGAGGTCGGCGAGTCGGTGGCCGCCCGCAAGCCGAAACGCCTGGCGGATCTCCTCCTCGCTGGCGCCGGCGGGGAGCGCAGCAGCTACGGCAGCAAGCACGGACTCACGCAGCGCCGCGGATCCCACCTCGACGTGGCGGGCCTGCATCTCGTCCCGCTGGTCCAGGTGGTCCAGCAGCGTCTCCCTGCGCGTCCTCTCCGCCATTGCTCGCTCCACGCATGGAGGACAGCGCCGCGATCTGCGCCTTGCGCTGCTCCTCCTGTTGCTTCTTGGCTTCCTGTGCGGTGACGTCGATCTCGGCCTTGATGGCCTTGAGGACGCGAGTGGGCGCGGCCGGGAGCACGACCTGGAGCGCGCTCTTGAGCAGCTCGGCATGCGCGAGCGGCGACTCGCGGAGGCCCGCGTCGAGCGCCTTGCCCACGTCGTCGAGGCGCCCGCCCGTCTCCTGCGCGCCGTAGTCGGAGGGCCACGTGACCTCGATGCCATCGGGGCCGAGCCCCGCGAGCTCCTGCACGAGCCGCAGCACACGGATCTCGGCGTCCTGCAGGTTGGCGGCATGGGCCGAAAACCGGGCGTCAAGGTTTGCGCGCGTCAGGCGCAGGGCGTCCGCGCTCACGGCCGCGGCGCTGTCCTCGTTCGCGATGCGCAGGCCCGCGAGCTCGCGCATGCTCTGTACGTCCTCGCGGATCATGTTCGTGATCGTGTCGACGGACTCGGGGGAGGGCTGCACCCACAGGGGCGGCGCGCCTGCCGAGTCGTAGGCGTACGCGCGATCGGAGCCGAGCTCCACCTGGGTCTCGGGGTCGATGCGGGTCTCGCCCGCGGGCCGCGCGATGGCGAGGAAGGGGAAGCAAGTGTCCGTGAGGATCACGTCCCGGAGGCTGCGCATGTTGTACTCGTGCAGGTTCACGGGAGCGAGGTCCTGCATGACGCCGATGCCGACCGGCTCCGCGCAACCCGTGTCCTGCTGGTAGAAGGCGGCCTCGAGCGGGACGCGTCCGAGCAGGTTGGGGAGCTGCGGCCCGAACGCCTTGCCGCCCACGTCGTATGTCTGCGAGTAGTCGGCCGTCCACAGGCGGTAGGAAGGGACGGTCTCGCGCATGCGGCCGGCGACGCGCGCCGACTGCTGGAGGGCCTCGCCGGGAAGCTGGCGGTCCACGGCGAGGCGCTCCCGCACGAGCGCCCATTCGAGCTCGTAGCCCTGCTTGACCTTCCAGTCCACGACGTCGAGCGGGCTCAAGAGGTACAGGTACGGGGGGGCGCCCGCGGCCTCGCCCGCCGGCCGGTCTGCGCCGATCCAGCAATGGCCGAAGACCGTGGTGAGCAGGGCCATGCTGCGGCGGAACGTGCGCCAGTCCTGGCCGGTGACCGTCACCTTGCTGAGCCAGTCCTCGGGCATGCGCGTTGTGGGCAGGTCGACGCCCTCGGTGACGCCCGCGGCCAGCACATCGCACGCGAACCCGGCGTAGCGGCGGAAGCTACTCCGGGCCACGCGCTCCGCGTAGTCGTTGTCGGACTCGCGCGCGTGTGACCAGAGCCACGAGGTCGCGGTCAGGGGGGCATCGTCGAGCTCGCTCCACGTCCACTCGCGGATGACGGCCTGCTGCCCCGCCCGCGTCGCGCCTGCGGTCTGGACGGAGGCGCCGCGGAAATACTCCCCGCCGCGCCAGCACTCCAACCAGACCTTCCAGAAGGCGGCACGATTCAGCCACACCGGGTGCTTGTCGATCATGTCGCCTTCCTACGTGAGCGTGCGAGCCGAGGGTACACGAGGTATCGCATGGCCGCTACCGTGTCGTCGTCGATGCGCGCCGGCTCCTCGAGAACGGCGCCGCTCGCCAACGTCCGCCAACGCGCATTCATGTGCTGGCGGATGGTCACGCGGCAGGACGGGTCGACCACGTACCGCCCAGTGCCGATGAGGTCCGCCTGCGCGATGGTGCCGGCGTTTACGCTACCTGGTTCTTTCTGAGCGCCCACCACGTCCACGTGCCGGCCGATGCGGCGCGCTCGTGCCATGGCCAGCATGCCCGGGTCGGCGCTGTCGCCCACCATGCGGCGGATGCGCGGATGCCGCTCGGCCGCCTGCGCGATGGCCTCGATCTGTCGCTCGAAGAGCATGCCCTCGGCCACGAGCTCCTCGGCCACGCCGACGCGGCCCTCGCGCGCGTCGACGCCCACGACCAGGAGCGCGAACGGATGCCCCGGGCCGAAGCCCCAGTCGGCCGCGAGCTCGACGGCCGGGTAGTCGTCGAGGCGCACGCGCTTGACGTTCGCCTCGGCGGTCCAGTGCGGGAAGAGCTGGCCGTGGAAGGCTGAGAAGTCCGCCATAAACTCGCGCGCGAAATAGGCGGCGGGCAGGGTGCGCCGCGCCTCCTCGACGCGCTCGGGCGAGACGGCCGGGTTGTCGGCGGTGTGCCACAAGTGGTGCGAGAACTCGGGCGAGTAGCGCGCGGGGTCGTGGAGCGGATGGCCCGGGGGCAGGCTCGGGAGGTACAGATCCTCATACACCCAGTTCTGGCCGAGGGGCGTCGTGTCGGCGAGCAGCCATCCGTTCGTGGCCGTGAGCCTCATGCGCATGTTGCCCCGCCAGGCGTCCGCCTTGATGCGCGCCGTCTCGTTGGCCCACATGGCATCCACGGGCTCGCTGACCAACTTCTCGGGGTGCTCGGCCGAGCGGAACTTCACCACGCACCCGGGCCACGGCTCGCACTCGAGGTAGATGCCCCGCATGCGCCCGCGCCATCGGCACTGAGGCCCGAAGACGCCGCGGAGGTAGCGCTGCGGCATCGTGGCGAGCTCGTACGTCGGCGTGACCACCCAGGCGTTGACGAGGAGGCCGCGCTTCCCCGCGCGCACCCGTTCGTTGTAGAGCTCGCGGAGCCGTTCGCCGAACGCCTTTGCGGCGGCCAGCGTTTTGCCGCCCTGGTGCCCGGCGACGGCTAGCGTGTAGCGGGCTCGGTCGGCGATGTAGCGCTGCTGCGCGGGATGGAACTCCACGTCACTCGCCCTCCCAGGGATCCCCCGTGCTGGGCACCTCTCTCAGCGGGAGGTCGTCGGCCGTCGTGGGAATGCGCTCGAGGATCAGACTGGCAGCCCTGAGCGCAATGTTCTCGTCCGGGCTGTCCGTCAGTTCCAGCACCTTGCGGGCGGCCTTCGTGACCGAGTGTCGAAGGAGCCTCATGCCGCTCTCGGTCGCATCCTGTAGCAGCTTGGCGAGTTCGACGCGCACCTCTGGGATTTGCCCCCAGCGGTAGGCCGTCATCCGGTCGATGCCGAGTTCCTCGGCGGCGTCGGGGTTCGTTGCGCCCAAGGCCCGGAGCTGGATGTAGCGCCAGTGGGCGGGCTCGAGGGCAGGGCCCTTGCTCATGGGCCCGAGCCTAGCACCGGCGGGGCCCGGGGCGCTACGGGGCTACTTTCCCGCCTCGCACGAACTCGCTCAGGTCCACCGTCTCGCCCCCGCTCGCGTAGGCGTTCACGCTCAGGGCCGCGAACTCCCAGGTGCCATCCGGGAGCACCGTGATGGCGTCGAGGTCCACGACCGTCGCCCGCCGGGACTCCTTGGCGCACCGCGCCGCCTCCTCCCACGAGGTATGCCGGTGCCCGCAGAAGTCGAACGCCCCGCCGTAGGCTTCCCAGCTCACGCGGCCACCAGCCCCATCAGGTCCCCGTGGCGCGCACAGGCGCACTCGGGCTCGGGGTCGGCCGCGCGCGGCAGCTCCACCCGGTGCCCGCAGGCGTACCGCGCAACGAGGCGGCACGTGCACAGCAGGCCGTCCGTGTCGTGCACCGCGCAGGCGGGGTCGTGCGCGGCCGCGCCCAATTCCCTCACCAGATCATCCATCGCCAGGATCTCGTCCATCTCGCTCACCTCATGCGCCCTTGTGCCTCGTGAGGCGCTTCCACTCCGCTCCGCGCTCCTGACGCCGTGAGTACGGCTCCGGGTAGCGCTCGAGCACCTTTCGGCCGGCGGCGCCGAGCTCGAAGCCCGCCACGCCGTCGCACACCAACTGCCGCCGCACCATGCGCCTCACGAGCCCACCCTGCCCTCGACCGCGACGACATCCGCCGCCTGGAGTCGGAGGCCGCGGAGGCCGGTGACGACCTCATGGTCTCCTACTGCCGGATGGCGCTGCAGGGCGACCTCGCCGCCGCCGAGTCGTGCGTCGAAGCGATGGCGGCGGCGCGCGTGGCGCGCGAATCCGCTTGACGCGGCCGGCTCGCCCGTGCGAGTGAACGGACAGGCTAGCTCATGGAGGCACCCGGGGAGCAACGGCTAGCCCCGTTCCCCGGGTGCCCCACCTACCGACGCGGAGTCAGGCGTTTCCCGGTGCGAGCCCGGGCGGTCGGCGAAGAGACCACGAGAGGGAGGCACTACATGGACCGCGAGAAGCAGACGGAGTCGGGGACCGAGAGTCGAGCCACGACGGTGGCCCCGGAAGAGGCGGCCGAATCGCGGACCGCGAGTCCGCGGGCAACTCGTGCCCTGGGAGCCGCGCGCTGCGGGCGCCGGGCCTGCCCGCGCTGCGGGCGCCGACGCATCCTGCTCTCCGCCGTCCTGATGCCCGGGGCCCCGGTGGGCTGCCGGACCTGCCTCGGGGTCGTGCGGCTCGTGCTCGCGACCGTGCGGGTCTGGCGGGCTGACCTCGCGCGCTGCCAGGCCGCCGCGCGGGCCCGGGCGCTCCGGGCGGAGGTGGCGTCGTGATCTGTCCGATCCACGGCAAGCGGATCGCCACGGAGGCCGACCTCGCGGCGTACGCACGCCGCGACTCGTGTGTGCGCGCCGGTGACTGCGCGTGCGCGGCGTGCCGCAAGGTCTGCTGGCTCCGTGAATGCGAGGAGGCCGCCGCCTTGGATGCGCGCGAGACCGCGCAGCAGAAGGGGGTGTCGTGATGGACTGCTGGGTGATCGAGCACGCGACGCGGCGTGCGTTCGGCGCGTTGGACTGGCACCGCGCGCACGACGGCGACGACTGGCCGGAGTGGCCCTCCCTGGACGCCGCCCTCGAGGCCGTGGCCAGCACGCTGCCCGGGCGGTACCGGGTCGCCCGCCTCGACCAGCAGGGCTCCCGGGTCGTCTGGGAGGGGGAGCCCGAGGACGCGCGGCGGTGGCTCGCCGAGCACGGCCCGCAGACGGGGTCGTGAGCCTCGGCTTCGACGACGAGGAGCTGTCCGTGTACAGCCGCGTGGGCCCGGCCTCCGGCCGGTGCTTCCGCTGCGCCACCGCGCTCGAGCCCTACCTGGCCGCGAAGTGGTGGTGCCCGGCGTGCGACGCCGAGTCCCTGCCCGGGACCGTCGCCGAGCCCCGGCCCGAGTTCGTGGCCGTCGAGGCGTACGTGTGGTGGTGCCGCTGCGGCCACCTCGACGTCATGAGCCCCGCCGGCTGGGCGGCCCACCGGTGCCCGTGCGGCGCGCAGGGGACGCTGCCGCTCCGCGTGATCCTCCGGGTGCCGCTGCGGGACGGCAACCCGTCCGCCTGGGACGTGCGGGCCGAGGCCGGGGGGTGGGCGTGCAGCCTGTACGACCTGACCCGGGGGCCCGGGGAGCGGGCCGGGATGACGCTGTGGAGCATGGCGACGACGGCCGCGCGAGGTGGGCGATGACGCGCACGCACTGGCTGCCGCTCCGCAAGGCGCGGACGTTTGTTTCGCTACACCACCGCCACCACTGGAGGCCGCAGG